CCGTCGTTTAAAATAATCAGCTCCATCTGCAAACTCCTTTACTAATTTATACCAAAGATCTTTGTAGTATGGATCTTTAGTTTTATTCCAATTATTTGCTGCTTCGTCTATCTTTTGTTGCGTTGTCATTTACTCTTGTTCCATGAGTTAAAACATTTTTTAATCCAGGTGCTTTCATATTCATATCAACACCATAAGATTTCCATGCTTGTTTCATTAAGTTAAGTTCTAACAACAGACTAGACCATTGTCCTTGCAATGCACCATCTACTTTTATTGTTATTATTTTATCTTTCATATCTACAATGTAGGACTTTATATGATCCTGTCAACCCTTTTTTCTATTTTTTTGTTGACGTTTTTCATGTTTACTTCTTGATTTTTTGTGACGTCCAGGCCGTTTTTTAGGCTTGTCACGGGGTGCCGTAGAGACACCAAATTTAGCTTTCTTTGCCATCGAAATATTTTTCTACTTCTGATATTAAAGTCTTTGATGATATGTGAGGTATATAACTTATCTTACCATTAACATGTTGTTGTAAATCCGATCCACAATTCATACATCTAAAAAGTTCTGGAGTTAAACCAACTAACATTGTTAACTCATTACATGTTGGACATTTACCATTAACTATTTCTGCTGTAATTTTCATTATTCTAGTATAAGCTTTTTTATAGATTTTTCACCTAAATAAATTTCTGTTTCAGCTTTACCGCGATAGCATTTGTAAGACACGCTCTCGTTGTAATCTCTTTCAGCAACCCTCTTGCCGCGTAAACATGCTGCCATAGACTCTTGTATACGGTGTTCCTTAATCTCTCCGTTAACAAACATTAATAATGCTACAACTGCTTCAATCATTTGCCATTACCATTTTTATAATGCATATCTCTTGCCCCGTCTTTTAGCTCTTCAATATCTTCTAAAACTTTTTCCATTTGTTTTGTTAAAAATTCTATATTTACTTTGTTTAATGACATAGACTCTATGTGTTTGCTTAACTTATCGGTAGTTTTGTATAAGTCCTCGATCATCATGTATTGTTCGCTATCCGCGGGCAACGATCCCATTTGGCCCCGTGGCCATTTTATTCTAAACTCTGTGTTTTCTTCTAAATCTCTTTGCATTAATTCTAATTTTGTTTGAGTTTGATTTAATGATTCATGTAACCCAAAGTAAGCCCAAGTCCCAATCGCAACCATTGCGATTAGTGAGGCTACCGTTTTCATAGGCATCTGCACAGCAGCTTGTTCAGAAATTTTTAATGGTTTAGTCATCTTTAGGTTTTGGTAGAGGTAGTATATAATCTTTTGGAGGCATTTTCAATTTGCTTTTTCCTGGATTTATGAACTTATCTCCCATTAAATTGACTTCTGGGTTTTCTTTTTTGTATTCATCTTTCATGTCATCCCAAAGACTTTGTGAGTCAGCTGGTCTAGTGTTATCTCGTGCAGGGGTCACACCTCTACATTTAGATACAAGTAAAGCAAAGTTTTCATTTAATGCAAGACTAGGATTACTATTAACTCTACCACACATCTTCATCAGCTCTAATTGTTGTTTGATTGCTACGTTTTCTTTTGATGTTTTACAGTCTGTACCTAAATACTTTCTAAAAGTTATACTAAAATTTTGTTCATCATTATCATAATCACTAGAGTTTGATGTTCTATAATCTGTATCTCTATTTCTCTCTTCTATTCT